TTAAGTAGTTGTGCGCGTGAAATTGCCATTTCTTACTCCTTAAACACCAGTGGTGTTGTTGTATTGGTGAGTGTTGATCTTCACCAAGAGTTCAGTGTAAGTGTCGGCGGCAGTTGCAGTCTCGGGGACAACGTCGATCACACGAATTGGAATGGTTGCAGTCGTACCAGCACCAGTCAAGGTCACAGCGAAGGCAGAGTTACCTGTGGAGGTATTGCCAGCGTTGAGAACCAGAGCCAAGTTAGTACCGACAACAGTCCGTCCAGCGGAACTCATGGTAGTGCCAGAGGACACAACAGCAACTTTGAAAAGTGCTTGTTGGTCATCAACCACATACGCATAAGCATAGTTGGTAGCCGTGCTAATTGAAGCAGGAATATATTGGCCCTGAACGGTTTGACCGTTAGAGTTCACATATTGACCACCAACACACACGCCAACGATAGTACCAGAGTTAGTGGTAGTTGAAAGAATCAGATACCCGGTGCTGTCAATTTGAACCGTATCTCCAGAGAAGATAGCAGTACCAAAAGAAGCGGCAACAGGAATCTGTCGAATAGCACCAGCGTAGGGCTTGCCGTCAATAGAATTGACTGGCTTTAGACCATACGGGGCTGAGACAGTGGGATAAGCCATGTTTGACTCCTAGATTAAAAACCTTTACCGAATGTAACCTTCGACTTCTTTTCAGCGAAAAGAGGCATACGAGGGTCGCTTTCACGCAAGAAGTTGTTGTCAACGGATTGCATCTGGGATTCCGCTTGTTTGCGGAACCAAGCATCGCGCTGGGCAACCATTTCGGTTGGGGTCTTACAGAGCATAAGCCCACCAATGACGATGTTATCTTTGAACTGACTTGTTGGGTCAACAAAGAGTTGAATCTCAGGGTGGTCTTGTGCGCGGCAAGGTTCCCAACCTTCACGCATTTTAGACGAGAGGTTCATGGGATCGCTCTGGCCTTGAGTGGAAATACGAATCCAACGGAAATCCCAACCTTCTTGAGGGGCGGGATCAGGGAGCAGTGTGGGGGGTGCCCAAGTCATAGGACGCACCGTGTTTGCACGGGAGTCTTGGTCACGATCATCACGATTTTGTTGGGTCAATTTGTTCTCAGCCATTATTCGTTCCTCATTCCTTCTGCTACTTTTTTCGCGTAAAGCTCAAGTGGAATCCCGAGCCGCTTGGCAATGCTCACTGCACTTGGCGTCAGCACGATCTTTTTAGGCGCTGTGCTTCGCGTTGCAGGTGCTACTACCGAACTGCGGCGGGGTTTTTCATTGCCACCGTTGCCATCCCTGAAATTCTCAGGGAACTTCTCGCGCATCCGAGCGTCAATACGCTCGTAATACGTGTCAGAACGAGGGTCAATGCCCTCTTCTTCGACCAGCCGCTCATGCACTGCGAGTGCAAATCCGGTCATTTCCCGATCTTTGTTGAACCAGCGGTTACGATCTCTCCACGTCTCCGCTTTTTCATCTCGATTAGGTGCCCCACTCGCAGGGTTTTGGGGCGTTGGGGCCGTTTGTACACTTGTTTCAGCGGTTTGTAAAGGTCGGGGACGAAAATTATTTATTCGTTCCAATTTGAGGCGGGCAGAGGTAAGGGCTTCTTGCGCGTCCACAACGGCATCAGCCACCCCGGACTCGTACGCATCCTTGTACTTCTGCTTGGCTTCCTCTACTTCCTTGGTAGCCACTGTCTTGGCTTGCTCCAGCAACATCTTATGGTTAGTGTTGACACTACCTTTAAGCTGTTCATTCTCTTGCAAGATGCGTTGAGCAATAGAAAGTGCTTCCTCACGTTCACGCTCGGCGCGTTCTTTGGCGCGGCGTTCTTCGTGGTAACCTTTGTTAAGATGTGCCAAGCGGTCACGTAACTTAACATCTTTGTATTTCATCAACTCTTCTTCCGTGACCTCCTCGGGGGCTTCGGTCATCGGCTTACGGTTGCGATCCTTCTCAGGAGTATCGTCTTTAACTTCGACTTTGACGGGGGTTTCTTCGCCTTCGATCACGATCTCCAGCTTTTCTTCCTCATCATCTTTGCCTTTGACAACGATGTTCTCGTCAGGGAATTTGAAATTGTCTTTTTCGTACTCAGCCATGATGTTCTCCTTAGTTCACGCGCCCGATGCCACGGGGGTCTTGAACCACCGCTTCCACCGAGTCATCGTTAATCAGACGGAATTCACGCCCATGAATCTTGAAACGGGTGCCTGTATTGGCGCGACAGAGGACGAAATCGCCCTTTTTACACCAAGCACCACTTGGGAAGCGTTCCTTATCGGAATAGCACATTTCACCCAATTCCACAACAAACAACACGTTTGTGAGTAGTTGTTCATGGAGTATGGTGGTGTTGGCCTTGATCAGACCCACCTCGCTGTCATCAAACGTCTCATCAATGTCGGGCAAGGCCACCAAAATCTTGTAGCCTTGGGGTCGAGGCAACTGTCGTGCCTTATCTTCCGTGGTTTTGTTCAAGATACCGGATAGGTCAATTGCCTGTTCCGCTAAAAACTCACTCATCATCAATCTCCTTTGCACGTTCCAAGAGGTCTTCAATGTTTTGACTAGCGTGGAGTAGACCCCTCAAAACTCCTACGATTTCGCGGTACTCAGCGTAATCCTTGGCACTTCCCATACCAAGGTGCTCCAACAACTCCTGACGGCGTTGTTCGTTCTTGCCCAGCAACAGTTGCATAACCCGTTCATCCATCTCTTACTCTCCTTTTTTCTGCATAGTGGCTTCAATCTGTGCGACCCGCAGGTTTGCGTCCACACCAATCTTGTCTTTGCTGACCTGAATTTTTTCTCTCTCCAGTTGCAATTTCTCTTGTGCAAGCTGGATGTCTGCGGCATCTTTTTGTGCCTTGCGTTGCATGTCTTGCTGTTTGATCTGCGTTTCGGCTTGTTGCAACTGCACCAGCGGGTCTTGGGCTTGCTGTTGGGCTTGCTGTTGGGCAACCTGACCTTGGTGAATCTGCAACAGTTGTTGCGAGGCTTGAGCCACCAGACGCGACAACTGAACCTCCATCTCGGGTGGCAACTCAGTATCAGGCGCGGGCATAGATACCCCAAGGCGCTCTTCAATCTGGCGGCGGTAGGAGAACCCAAGGTGCTCGGCAATGTGTGCTTGCATAGAGGCAAACAGCATCTGCGCTTGGGGGTTCTGCCCCATCTGCTGGGCGATCATTGGGTCTTTCATAAACGCACTGTGTGTAGCGATATGCGCATCATGGTCTTGGTAGATAAACGCCTTGACAGGCTTACCCTTGATGACAGCCATGTTCTCACTGACGGGATCACGAGGTTTCTCGTCATCTTCCACAGGAACAAGTTTGTCTGCGTTCTTCACACCCAACACTTCGATCATCTGCCTATGGAGCACAGGCAGGTCGTAAATCTGCGGGGCTTGAGCCGCCAACTGCAACACCGCTTGGTACTGCATGATGCGCTGGGCCATCGTAGATGAGTTAGGGTCACTGACGGGGATCACCTCTACCAAGTCGTAGTCAGACTTCTTGATGTCGCGGTTCTCAGCGTAGTCAGGCTCGTAGCTGTACTCCTCGGGAGTAAAGTCACGAATGATCTCTTTGAGCAACTTAAACTCTTGCTTCATGGAGTGGTGCACTCGGGCCTGCACCGCACCCATTGTCTTGAGTTGACGCTCCAGCAGAGCCAGCGTGGTACCTACAGGTGCTTGCGCACTCATGTCACTGACCTTCATGTCACTGATAGCACCAAGGCGGCGACCATCGTCCATGATCTTGTCAAGCAAGCCAGAGAGAACCTGTGACGGCTCTTTATATGGCAAGGACATGATGTTGTCCTTGATCGCACCGCTGGGCACGTCCACGTCACGGAACTCACCCGGAGCGATGGGGGTGTCATCTCCCTTAATACGCGCACCGCGAGACTTCAGGCCACCCGGCAAATTGGACAGCGTACCTGCATCAACAAGCTGGCGCAGGATAGATGTACCCGCACGGGCATAACCACCGATGATGTGGATGAGACCCAAGCCATACACACCAAAACCCGGAATGTAGTTGTACTGCACAAAGTGCTGGCGTTTGAGTTTGAGTTTGTCGTCCTCGTTCCAGTTACGGCGAATCGCCACAACCTCCTTGGTGCCGCGCTCAAAGGTGATCACGTATGGACGTGCTATACCGTCTGGGTCTTCATACCCCGGCACATCGTAATCCACGTGCATCTCAGCGAACTGATAGCGGTCATCGTCTTGTGTGATCGTGTACCCGCTCTCGTCAGCTTTCCTCTTCTCAATGTCTGTGGTGATGTTTACAGGGTCTCCCAGATCAATGTCTCTGTAAAAGCCCGCCACCTGCAACTTCTTCACATCGTTCTTGGTCTTACGCATCAGGTGCGTGACCCTCTCGGATGTCTCAATCTGAGACGCACCGTAAGGCATGATCAACTCTTCAGCAGGGACGAACATAGCCACTGGGCGGTCAAGACTTATGTCGGGGTAGAGTTTCTTAAACCCTGACCCGGCAAGCCCCAAGTTAAACAGCAGTCGCTCGTGCTCTGAGCGGTACTCAATCATCTTCTCAGTGAG